GTCCCCTCTCGGACCACGTATCCCTCGCTGTTGATGGTGACGAAGCTACGGCTAAGATAATTCTTGCCTGGAGAAAGAGTGAAGCCCGCCAGAGCGGTCCACCTCTTCCAAGTGGGATAAAACTCTTCATCCGCCTTGAAGCAGATGTCGTCACCATTCACGAGAACGGGCAGGTCTTTCAGTTCTACTTCGCGTCCGAGGTGCTCCTCTAACGCAAGCCAGTACGCCGCTACGTTGATGGCGCACAGAACTGGAAAGCTAAGAACCGAGCCCATGAGCTGACCATTCGTCTGATCGATCTTACTGCCCTGCGGGAGATCGTACTCCTTCGGATAGAAGATCCGATGGTTTCCGAGTACAGCGCGTGCCACCTTCGCTTCGTCTTCAGACAGTCCAGATGCCAGTATGGCCTCCTCGAGGCACAGGCGGTTGATCTGCTGAGATAAGCCATCGGTGGCAGCGGAGTAATCTCCGGATACCCAGAATCGGAAATCCAGTCCGAGGTGCCTAGTCAGACGATCCACTTCGTGGAGGTCGCTCATGTCCATTGGTCGTCCTGTGAGCTGAAAGCAGCGGTGATCCTGCAATCGCTCCCAGAGCGCACGCTGCAGGCTGCTAGCTGCCCAGTAGACGACCCCTGAGCCCTTCGTAATAAGACGGCACTTCAGTGGCTCGAGGATCCCGGCAACAAACGCGGAGCATTTGCCCTGTAATCGGGGCTCATCCAGCTCCCTTAGCGCAAGCTTCGTCGCCAGCCTTCGAGTCACGGTGGGCAGAAAGGTGGTGTCCGCACGCTCTTCAACTACCACGCCAGGGGACAGTTCGGTCATCCGTATCAACTCGCCACCTAAGGCGGCCGACACGAGATTACCTTCCTCCTGAAAGTAACGCAGTAACTGAGAGCGGACGTAGCCACACCGGCCACCGAGCCGGCGGGTGTACTCAGCGCAGGCATTGTAGCCAGCGTCGGGCGGAAGATCAGCAAAATGCCGCATCCGCTCGCTTACACCCCATGCCACCCACTTCCTGCCGTCTCTTCCGGTAACCTTTCTGCGCGACCTCCAGATCGCGCGGAACTTACGGCGGAAACGCTCGGCGTCGGCCTCGCTCAGCTCAGGGAGTTCCTGAGTCAGAGCAGCCTGATGCTTGGCCATGGTCATTGAAATGAAGTCCTCAGGGACCTCGACCGTGCCTCGCTTGACGCCTTGCAAAATCGCCCAGCAAACCCTCGATGGTCGGACCTCACCGGGTCGACTCGCGAGGAGGTTCCGGAGATGTTTGCGAGCCTTCCCTACGAGAGGGAAGTGGAGGTTGGAGCCTCCCAAAGCATCCTGGATACCATCTGGCATCTCGGGCATGTCCACCTGTCGTAGGTAGGCAGCCATTGGCCAGCATGTCAGGTACTTCTGCCACTTCACCATCGCCACTGCGTTGGGAGCCTGCAGAAGCACGTCCAGGACACCGAAGAAGTCGTCGTCGCGACAGTGCCGAAAGACTGGATCGGCGTCACAGAGGACGTCCCAGGTCGATCGTACGAAGTAGAGCGCGCTGGTTAACAGCCAAG